CAAGTAATCATGTATATGATATGTTAGTTGGTCATGAGGTAGGACATGCACTCTTCACACCTGATGAAGAGATGGGTGTGGAAGTTCCTGCTACATTCTTGAATGTGGTTGAAGATGTAAGAATAGAAAAGTTAATGAAGAGAAAGTATCTTGGTATTGCCAAAACTTTCTATAGAGGATATCATGAGTTACATGAGAAAGATTTCTTCGAGGTAAAAGATGAAAATATTGATAATCTTAATCTTGCTGATAGGGTTAATCTATATTATAAGGTGGGTGCGTTCCTTGATGTTGATTTTACAGATGGTGAGATTAAGATTGTTGAGATGATTGGAAAGTGTGAGACTTTCAAGGAAGCAAAGGAAGCAGCAAAGGTTTTATATGAGTATTGTAAGGATGAAGTAAATCAAGAACAACAGACACAGAAGAATGAGGAAGAAGGTGATGGTGAGATGGAACTACCTTCTAATTCATCAGACCTTGAAACTGAAGAAGTAGATGGTCAAGAAGTTGATGATGAGACACCTGATGCACAACCTACTCCACCAGTAGCAGAAGAGCAGAAAGAACCAGAAGTTCAAACTGCTGAGTCATTGGAGAGTCATCTTCAAGACTTGGTAAGAGAGAATGCTGTAGAGAATGTTTATCTTGAAGCTCCTGATTTAAATTTAGATGCTATCATTGCTACTAATGAAGACGTTCATAAAGAGATTGATAGGTCATGGAAATCTCAGCAAGACTTTATAATAGAACATGGTCATAATCCAGATGTAAATTTATTTGAAGAAGTAGATGCAGAGTATAATCAGTTTAAAAGAGATGCTCAGAAGGAAGTATCATATCTTGTAAAGGAGTTTGAGTGTAAGAAAGCTGCTAGTGCTTATTCTAGAGCTGCTACCAGTAGAACAGGTGTATTAGATACTGCTAAACTTCATACTTATAAGTTTAATGAGGATTTATTTAAAAAGGTAACAGTTCTACCTGATGGTAAGAATCATGGATTAATTTTTATTCTTGATTGGTCTGGTTCTATGTCCAGAGAAATGCTTGATACTGTCAAGCAACTTTATAATCTTATATGGTTCTGTAATAAAGTATCTATTCCATTTGATGTATATGCTTTCACTAATGAGTGGAAAAGAAGAGAACAGGATGCTACTGGTCAGTGGAATCCAATTAATAATGAGTTACCATATGAACCTCAAGAATATGACTTGAGAGTTGAAGAAGATTTTTCTTTAATGAATCTCTTTACCAGTAACGTAAGAACTAATGAGTTAGAGCATCAGTTAAAGAATATATGGAGAATTGCTAGTGTATTTTCTAACTACTATGGTAGCAGATATAGTTATCCTACTAGACTATGTTTATCAGGAACTCCATTAAATGAAGCACTTCTTACTCTTCATAAACTTCTTCCTAAGTTTCAGAAAGATAATAATGTAGAAAAGGTACAATGTATTGTCTTAACTGATGGTGAAGCAAATTCAATGCCTTATCATGTTATGGTAAAGGATTACTTTAATAGTGATGAGTGGAAGATGGGACTAAAGGCTATTAATCCTGGTCATTGTTTTTTAAGAGATAGATCTTTAGGTAAAGTTTATAGGTTTGGTTATTCTTGGTGGCAGTTTACTGAAGTTCTTATAAGAAATCTACAAGATAAGTTTCCTTCATCTAACTTTATAGGTATCAGAGTTCTTCCTGCAAGAGAAGGAAGTAATATTATAAGAAGATATTGTGATGATCCTACTGACTATGAGAAGTGTATGAAGGACTGGAGAAAACTAAAGACATTCACTATCAAGAGCAGTGGTTATGATGCATACTTTGGTCTTTCTTCCAGTGCTCTTGCAGATGATACTGAGTTTGAAGTTAAGGATGGTGCAACAAAAGGACAGATTAAGACTGCTTTTGTTAAGTCACTCAAGACAAAAAAACTAAATAAAAAGGTATTAGGAGAATTTGTTTCTTTGGTGGCATGAAGACATTTCAAGATTTCTGCTCTCAGTTAGATGAGAGTAGTTTAAGTAGAATCAAAAGTAAGTCTGATAAAGGTGGGATGGCAGTCATCTCAGGGTCTAGAGGTGACAAATCAAAGAAAGAAAATAAAGCAAGAGCAAAGCAGTTAGATAGAGATATAAAAGGTAAGGGTCTTCCAGGTGCTACTAAGGTAAAGGGAAGATGGGATGAAAAGGATGATGATACTGGTAAGACTACTAAGGTTAAAGAGAGAAGTCATGTAGTTACTTCTGGTAAAAAAGGTAAGAGGGCATTTAAGAAAGCAGTTAAGTCGTTGGGTAAGAAGTATGGGCAGGATGCAGTATTGACACAAACCAAAAAAACTGGTACACTATCAGCAACGAGAAAAGGTGGATTAAAAGATAATCAAGGTAAAAACATTAAAAGAGCTAAAGCTGGAAAATTTAGACCAGGTAAATCCTCACCAGAAGGTGATACTCAAATTAAGAAGAAGACTTTTACTTATGAGAAATGACAAAGAAACCATATGATGACTCCAATTGGAGAGAAGAATCTATACCTTATCACTCTGGTAAACAAGCAGAGTTATTGAGGGATGGACCTCATAGTCTTGCTCAATCATGGATGATGCAAGCAATGTATGGGCAATGGAAAAAAAGGAATGGTTATCATAAGTTGGACCCTAAAGAAAATGAAGGTCAATTGCAGTCATCTATGAAGGAGTTTTTTCAAAGGCAAAAAGATCAGGGTATATGACAATAAACAAAGTGGCACAGTGGGGGTTTAAAGACCCCCTTTTTGCTCTATAATATGATTATAGAAACAAACACATCATGGCATTATTTGAAATTAAAATGACTGAGAAGGAAATTGTTGATGGGTTGAGAAGTAATTATGGTAAAGAGTTCACTGCTCCTGATGTACGTGGATTTTGTGCTGCAAATGACATTGCTTATCAAACTGTCACTAAGAAGATAGAACAATATAAAGTTGGTAGAGGCAAGTGGAATCTTGAGGTTACTACCAAAGCAGTAGAGAATATTGAGAAGTCCTTTAGTGCTCCTGCTGTGGAACCTACAGTACAACAAAATTTGGTTCCAGATAAAGATGAAGCTTTTGTAAAGTTTGGTCCTTTCAATGATGTAAAGGCTATCATTAAGTCTAAGCAGTTCTATCCTACATTCATCACTGGTCTATCAGGTAATGGTAAGACCTTTGGTGTAGAGCAAGCATGTGCTCAGTTGGGGAGAGAGTTAATTAGAGTTAACATTACTATTGAGACTGATGAGGATGATTTGATTGGTGGATTTAGATTGGTTGATGGTGCAACAGTATGGCATAATGGTCCTGTAATTGAAGCACTTGAAAGAGGTGCAGTTCTATTATTAGATGAAGTTGATCTTGCATCCAATAAGATACTTTGCTTGCAACCAGTTCTAGAAGGTAAGGGATTATTCCTTAAGAAGATTGGTAAGTTTGTTCAACCAGCAGCAGGTTTCAATATCATTGCTACTGCTAATACAAAGGGTAAGGGTTCTGATGATGGTAGATTCATTGGTACAAATGTATTAAATGAAGCATTTCTTGAAAGATTCTGTGTAACCTTTGAGCAAGACTATGCATCACCAGCAATAGAGACTAAGATTCTTAGATTACATTCTGCTAGTGTTGGATGTCATGATGATAAGTACATCAAGCATCTTGTGGACTGGGCAGACATCATCAGAAGAACATTTTATGATGGGGGTATTGATGAAGTAATTTCAACCAGAAGATTAGTTCATATTATCAGAGCATACAGTATCTTTAATGATAAGTTAAAGGCAATCAAGGTATGTACTAATAGATTTGATGATGAAACAAAGCAAGCATTTCTTGAATTATATGATAAAGTAGATGCAGATGTAGACATTGACAAAGTGGAGGAATGATGTTATGGTTAATGCATGGAGCTTAGCTTACGACGTAATTAATGGAACACTTGACGAAAATTTTCCTCCTATGACTGACACTACAATTACATCACTAGAAAGTGATGAATATGATCCAAAACCAAAATCTGACAAAGAAGAAACTGATTGGAAAGATCCTATTATAACAGTAGGATCAGGTAACACAGCATCAATGGGTGATTTTGTTAACTTTGATCTAACTGATTCAATTAATAATGTTACTATTGATACTAGTAATTTAGATTTTAATATTAATCTAGATGATTCTGTTGTTTATGCAGCAGATTGTATAGGAGATTCTGTTTATGCAGATACTTGGCCACATGCTGAAACTCTGAATATTAATATTCCAGATGATTCACCATCAGCATTTACTACACTTTCTGATAATGATGATGCAATAGCACATCATATCACTACACCAACACCTGGAATAGATAAAGATTGTACTAGAAAATATAAAGAAGATGAGTCTATCGAAGCTCTTAAGAATTATATTTCTACCACTTATGGTGGACACTATACTTCTGACAATAATAATGTCCAGACACTGGATCTTATTGAGTCAGTAGGAGATGCAGAATCATTTTGTAGATCTAATGCCATTAAGTATCTAAGTAGGTATGATAAGAAGGGACAAGCAAAAAGAGATATATTAAAAGCATTACATTATACACTCCTACTATATCATTTCAGTGGGCAATTAAATGAAACTCCGACCCGTGGTTATGAAACTTTCTGATAATACACTATCACTTCTTAAAAACTTTTCTACAATTAATCAGTCTATTCTGTTTAAGCAGGGAAGTAAACTTCGCACTATAAGTGTGATGAAGAACATCCTTGCTGAAGCAACAGTGGATGAGGAGTTACCAAAGGATTTTGGTATTTATGATCTTAATCAATTCCTTAATGGACTTGGTTTACATCATAATCCTGAATTGGATTTTGAAAATGATGGTCATGTAGTCATTAAGGAAGGCAAGATGAGATCTAAGTATTTCTTTGCTGATCCTCAAGTAATCATTACTCCTCCAGATAAGGAGATTACTCTCCCTACAGAAGATGTTAGTTTTGAGTTGAGTACTCAACAGTTAGATAAACTACTTAAGGCAGCAGCAATTTATCAATTACCTGATCTTGCTGTTAAAGGTGCTGATGGTGTAGTTAAATTGGTAGTAAGAGATAAGAAGAATGATACTTCTAATAGTTTCTCTGTGATTGTTGGTGAGACTGATAAGTTGTTCACATTCAACTTTAAGATTGAGAATATTAAGATTCTACCAGGCACTTATGATGTGGTTGTGTCGCAAAAATTACTGTCCAAATTTACCAATAAGGATCGTGATTTGAGGTATTATATAGCTTTAGAACCTGATTCTACCTTTGGATAATGAGTAGAGAAATTCCTACTAAGGAGTATATGCAAGATGGATGGGACAGTGGACCTTATGGTTGCCATCCATACAAAAGGGGAAGTAGGCATAATAAGATTGGTATGTGGATTATGTATATTTTCTACAGTATTGTTCTTATACAAGTGGTTCATGCTATGACAGTCATACCATTTTTCCCTATTACCTTTTTTATATTATCAGGTCTATCTTTTATTTGTTATGTTGCTTGGAGGGCAAGTTAAGTTATGTGGTATATTATATTCTGGACTGCTATTACTATGCTAGTATTAGTTAGGTTAGGAGCATTTAAAAAATGAATATCTTTGTAACTGATCCATCACCCTATGTGTCTGCTCAAGTTCTACCTGATAAGCATGTAGTTAAGATGCCTTTAGAAACATGTCAAATGCTTTCTATTGTAGCATCAGAAAAGTGGGGTCGTGGATATGGTAAATTACCTAAGAAAGATGGCACACCATATGCAACTGACAAGGGTGCTTTTCGTAATCATCCTTGTACTGTATGGGCAAACGAAACAGTAGCAAATGCAAGGTGGTTAATTAAACATGGTTTAGCATTGTGTGAAGAGTATTCTAAT